CTCCTCCAATTCCAGCATCCTGGACCAAATATGGTTATAACCATAATACGGTTCTATTTTCTGGAGCATTAGCGAATTATTGGAGAAGAATTCAACACCCTAATAAGAACTTGAACTCGTCACAACAGTTCCGTGTAGTCTTTTCTGTAGCTCAGTCTAAGAAGGCCTTTTACTCTGTTCCGGAGGATTTTGTTCAGAATGCATATGAAAAACATTCCAAAATCCTTTCAACTCCCGGGACTCCAATGGGTGAAGACCAATCTGACAATCTTAAAAGATTTGTTAAACTTCTTTTGCGTAACTTCAAACCTACACAACTGGTGAAACAACTATCGACTTTAGAAGCATCTACATCCGCTTCTCAAAGCCATGGTCGTTTTATCGGTGGTGGTCGGGAAGAACTCCGAGAAATCCTGCGGGAGACATTTGGTCTGAATGAGACCAGTCTTGTCCGTATGGTCGAGAGTTCTTCCGGAGTGTTGGAGGAACGTGGTCAACCTCAAATAACGTATGAACAATGGCTTCAGGTTTTAACCGAACCTATTAAACATACTTACAGAGGGAAACCTCAATCGAAGCCCCATGCCCGTGTCGTCGCGATTACTGAACCGTTAAAGGTTCGGACGATTACGGCCATGGAAGGTTTAACAAGTTTTATTTGTCGACCTGTACAGAAAGCACTTTGGGATTATTTGGTGAAATTCCCATGTTTCCAATTAATAGGGAAACCGATGGATACATCCGTTTTATACGAACTCGATATGGAGTTCTCAGACCAATCCTTGTTTTATCGAGGACTGGAGCCGTCTTTAGAAGATTTAAAGGATGGATTGCAATTCACCTCTGGTGATTACCAATCCGCCACAGATCTTTTAAAGTTCGAAGCAACTGAGATCGTAATCGATGAGCTCGTTAGGAAACTTCGGGGAGATGATTTGTTGTTAGAAAAGTTTATTCGTTCCAATCTTGGACCACAAATACTTGTCTATCCTCCAAACTCAGGTATAGACCCAATTGAACAACAAAATGGTCAATTGATGGGTTCCGTACTCTCCTTCGTCGTCCTATGTATCTTAAATAGTTTCACCTACTTTAACTCACTCGACCCTATAATCCAAAAGGATTATTTGGAGGGAACAAGAAGTTTGAAAGTTTTACCTGTGAGAATCAATGGTGATGATATTCTCTTTCGCTCGTACAAATCACAGTATGAACGATGG